ATGAAAAAAATACTCCTTCCGGCGCTTCTGCTGGCCACTTCGGGCGTAGCGTTGGCGGCGCCGCAGGTGATTACCGTAAGTCGTTTTGAAGTAGGAAAAGACAAGTGGGCGTTTAATCGGGAAGAGGTCATGTTGACCTGTCGGCCTGGCCAGGCGCTCTATGTGATCAACCCCAGTACGCTGGTGCAGTATCCCTTGAATGCCATTGCCGAACAGCAAGTAGCGGAGGGTAAAACGCGCGCTCAGCCTATTGCCGTCATTCAAATCGATAACCCGGCGAAGCCCGGTGAGAAAATGAGTCTGGCGCCGTTTATCGAACGTGCGCAAAAGCTTTGTGATCCATCCAATAGCTGACTGATTTTTAATAAAAAACCGTAAACCTTCACGAAAAGGCTTACGGTTTTTTTATCTCTGATAACAGACAAAACGCTAGGTTTTTTCAATCACCTTCGTCGCAAACTGGAAAACCTGGCGTCGTCATCTATTCTTAAAGGGCAAGGCGATTTAGCCTGCATTAATGCCAACTTTTAGCGCACGGCTCTCTCCCAAGAGCCATTTCCCTGGACCGAATACAGGAATCGTATTCGGTCTCTTTTTATTTTCCTTACAAATCAAACAATTAAAAACGCTTGTCCGAAAATGTCCGAAATTTGTCCGAATTTCTGTATTCGGTCTTTTTTCTTTATATCACAACAAAATCTGATTTAACATTTTTAAAACAGAAAATTAGAGCATCATGTATGCCTTTTCGTCTCGCTCATCAAGGTACATTTTTGTTGTGTTCTCGGAAGTATGTCCCAGGAGTTTCTGAGCAAACCCTTCCCCGTAAGCATCTTTATACAGTCGTCCGGATAAGCTGCGGATCTCGTGAAACGGCGGAGGGTTTTCACTGAAATTTATTCCGGTCAATTTTCGTGCCGCAACAAATTTTTTAGTCAGGCTATCAGGATGAATACTCCCGTTCGGGCTGTTTTTGCGTATGCCAGCGCTGATAAGGTATTCGCTACGGCTTACCAGGCGGCAACGCTCAATCACCGTACTGAGGCGTAAACCCAGGGAAGGAAGGTTGAGCGAAAGTGGCAGAGCGATTTTCATCCCGGTCTTGATTTGCTTAACGTACAGTCGCTCATCAATAATATGACTGAACTTCATGCATGATAGATCCTCCCGTCGCTGTCCGGTAACAAGGGCTAGATCCATAGCCAGCGGGAACCATGCAGGAAGTTGTTCTGCTGCCTCCCTAATTTTGTTATATACATCCAGTCTCAGACGATCGCGAGCGACTTCGATCTTGGGGGAGCGTGTTGGCTCCACTGGATTATGCGCAATATGTCCTCGAACTATAGCCTCCCTGAACATGTCGGAAAGTACAGAACGCATGGCTCCGGCCATTGTGTTTTTCCCCTCTGCTATCCAAGTTTCCAGAAATTCAGCAATATGGCGAGTAGATACTTCTATTAAAAGCATTCTCCCTATTTTCTCTTTTATTGTTTCTAACTGATTTCCGCGTATCTTATATGTATTAGCTGACAGGTTACGCCGTTTTAATAGTATTTCATACTGTTCTGCCCACTTTGTAACGGTGAGTGAGTCTGTTCCTTTTAGCTTTTCAATCAGCCCTACGGGGGTATAGTTTTTCGCAATAAAGTGATTGGCTTCGATTGCCTGAGCAATTGCATCCCTGCGTGAAATCTGACCTAGCTGAATTTCTTCATCAGTTAATGGATTTCTCCAGGCGAATGTTTTCCTGGATCTTCTATAAGTCAGATTTTTGGGGAGATTAGCATCATACTTTTTTTGACTCATTTATTAACCGCTCCAGCAACGCACTTTTTTTACCAGTTCGCCCGTTAGGATGGTGCTGTTCAAGCACAAGTCCCACTTTATTCGGCTTGATATAAAACGCGTCCGGATCAACCCGATACGTCCTGCCATGTAATACTGGAGTCGGGTAAATATTTCCGTTTCGCGCCCATCGTCTTAGTGTTGTGAGAGGTGGTGGATCATCGGGATAATTTAATTCACCCCAGGTTTCAAGTCTCACAAAGCTCATAGTCATGTCTCTTTACTTCATGACCGCCGCCAACTATACGGTGTGGCGGTCGGTCAGGGTTGAACATCAATGATCAGGGTAAAATTTAAAGGACTGCTGACCGCCGCCCGGTACAACTTTTACATCTCCGGCGCGCCGTCCTGTAAATCCTGCCCAATGTGCGGCGCGTATCCTGTCAGCCTGCTCTTCAGTCAGGCAGGGTTGCGGCAGAGCGGAGTTTTTCCGGTGGTCTGCAACGCGTATGGACTCGCCGGCTTCGTGTAACTTCTGGCACAGGGGGCAAAGGTCGCGTGTATCCATCATCCGGATCTTTCCATCGAAAAATATGTTGCCATGCCATGTAGCGCAGTTCCGGCACACGGGCGCATCGCAGGTGAACATGCCCCGGCATTTTGTCATGTGCCCGTGTTCATCCTCATCGGCATCCCAGCCGATGATCCCGTCACAAAGCAGGGTGGCCGGGGCGCCGCAGAACATACAGACAGGCTTCTTCATGCTGCAATTACCTCCCTCATTCAGGCTGTACGAATCCCGCCGCGTGAGCGGTGTTTAAAAGCATTTTTACGGTTAATTAATTATTCAGCAGGCGATCTTTATTCCTTAATACATTTAAACTCTTCCAGCGTGACTTTCTCTTCGCGTGATTTTCCGGCTTCAGTTCTGCCGGATAGCATTTTTTCACACTCGGCTTTATTCATTTTTTTGTCAGAAAACGAACCCAGTTTGTCGGGGAATTACCCGGCTTTTTGACGATGGCGGTTATTCTATATTTGTACATTAATAAAGCACCTTCACTTCAGGCGGTCAGCGACCGCCAGTCTCCGTTATGCGGTCACGTTCTCTTCCACGCCAGCGTTTTCGACGACGCTGTACTCACCTGTGATGACAGACGCATCAGCCGGATCGATAGTCAGCGTCTCCTTTTCGTCCATTGATACCGCGCGCTGGATCTCAATGGATACAGGCAGGTATTTGAACAGGCGGCGTATGGCGGTTTTTTTTGCCATTTCCTCCCAGTGAGTAACCCACGGGCCGTTGTTACCGGCTTTGCTCTGTGCCCGGACCAGCTCTATCTGTTTACGGGTCATTACCTCAAACTGTGTGCCGCCATCTTTAAGGCGGGCAACGGCATAGACATGAGTAACCGGTGCATCTTCGTTCTCACCCGGACGGTGTACCAACTTCTCTTCCAGACCAAACTCGAAGCTGAAATCGTCACCTTCGCGGACGACGCGCGCGGAAAGGCTGGCAATCTGTCCGGAACGGCGGGCAAGGTCGATCATTCCCCGGTAGCCAATAATTAACTGAACGTTTTTTTTGCCTGACTTTTCGTTTTTGTTTCCGAACGGCAGCAGATAGGCATGACCGAGCGCGCCGCCGGGTTCCAGCCCAAGCTGGGAACACTGAACGATGGCGCTGACAAAACTCATGGTGTCACAGTCACCCAGCGCCGGAACTTTTCGGATTTCCGTTGTGGCTATCCGGATCATGCGTTCCGCTGTCATGTGGCGGGGCAGGGCCGCCGCCAGTTGTTCTTTCATGGAAGGCTGGTTGATAAAGCTGATCACATCGTTGTTCTTTTTCACTGCCGTCGGGGTGCGTGCTCCCTGTGTTTTTTGCAGGTCGGCTTTTGCAATAGGTGGCTGTTTAGGCATTTGCATTCTCCTTCGCCCAGCGGGGCAGTGATAAAGTTTTAATGGCAGGCCATTCATCGTTATTAAGGCATTCGGCCAGGGTTTGCAGATTGCGACGATATTCCCGCTGACCTGCCAGTTTTGCGTCTTCACCCATCATGAAAATCTCAACCGGGTAACGCCCACATTCGGTGGTTGTACTGGCAACAAGGAAGACGAAGGTGGGTATCTCACCGAACTGCGCCCGATAACCGTCGCTGTAGAAAGCGTCCTGTACGTGGTAGCGATAATCGTAATAAGCTGTCCTGAACCGCTGGATATCAGCAGTGGTTTTCACATCCATGATCCAGTGAAATTCAGGGATGATTTTGTCCGGACGGCACCGACACAAAATTCCTGTTTCCGGATCTTCCCAGTAGACTGATGATTCAGCATATCCGGCGCTTTCAACCAGCCACTGCCCCAGCGGTAACGCCATCACACTCTGGTACATAAGTTCGATTTTCCGGCCTTCTTCTGCCGTAAGCACGGTTCTTCCTGTCCGGGCGCATTCTTCCAGAAAGGTTTTCTCTTCTTCTTTTCCTGCACTGGTACGGCGGTTAAACTCCGGTGCGATGATGAAGCGTTTACTGAATTCCTCTGGTTCCAGTACCCGGCAGTGAAAAGCCGTTCCTGTATCGAGAGATTTTGTTTTCTCCGTGTCCACGGGGGCATTTTTGCGCCAAAGATAAATTGCTGGTGTATCTGCGATATCATCAAGCTGTGATTTACTGACGCCCGGGCCAGCGTGATACGCCTCGTTAGGGATGTCATAGTAAATGCCTGGCTGTATATCATCAGGTACAGTGATATTTCCGTTTTCTATGGAATCTGCCGCTTCGCCTGCTTCATCACCGCCAGTACCTGATCCACCGTCTGCTGTAATTTCCTGCACTGCATCACCAGCCGTTTCCCGCTGGTTGCTTTCTTTCCGCATCTCTCCATCTATTTCTGTTCTGGCTTCCATTTTTTCGATCTGATTTGAGGGGGCACTGAACAGCGCTGAAACGTCGAAAGTCCCGTCTGCGTTTCTGGTGACAGCCTCCGGCTCTGCTGCTGGCTGTTTTTCCTCCGGCACCACTTCTTCTTTTTCACCCTGATTTGAGGCGCTGTAATTGTTATGAACCCACTTCGGATCGTTCGGGTCGCTGATGCCTTCGACATATTCACCGCGCGCGGCTGCCAGTTGTTTACCAACATCAACCGGGTTTTTGGGTGGAATGTTTTTACGTGCTTCGTGCAGTTCTGCCCGTATTTTCTGGTAGCCTGCTTCTGTCTGGCTTACAGGTGACTCATTCTCCAGCGGCTGCGGGTCCGGATGATGTTCAGTTGTGTCCTGTTCCACTGCTTCAGGCGTTGCTGGTTCATCTGCCAGTTCGCCTGTCGGTTGCTGTTTTTCTTCATCACACTGAAATCTCCCTGCCTCAATATCCCGCAGACATTTGCCCGCCTGACGAAGTCTTGCTGCATTTTCTTCATGGGTTGTTGGGGTGTTATCAGGCACATATTCGTACCAGTCCGGATCGCGAACACCATGAACGGCAAGAAAGCTTTCGCACCACATCCGGCGAAGATCAGGATTACCGTTATGTACGGCCTTTGGCGCTTTGCGTACCAGGTCAATAATGGTTTGTCGGTCGTAGCCTTTGATGTCGGGAATAATGCCCACTGTCATCGACATTCGCTTCCAGTCTTCCCGGTCTTCGGCGATGATACGTTTTGCAAAATCCATTGCAGGACGCAGGTTATTCAGATCCAGCTCCTCACAGAAACCACAGGCGAGCTCATAGTTAATCGTTCTGTGTGTCGGTTTTTCGCTACGGCGTGGACGTTCTGGCTTATTTACGTCGTCGACAATTACTTTATGTGGCCCGGTTTTTTTAACGGGTGCAGGTTTATTCTTCAGGCGTTCAGCCCATTCCTTAACCAGCAGGCCGCGGTTAATGTGTTCAGCACGGAACCATTCCTTAAAAAACTTAATAGTGGTGCATAACTCAGGCACTTTTCCATCGACAGGAGATACCTGTTTATACGCATTCACTGCTTCGTGAATATCATGCTCGATAGCTTTTTTGAACGGCTCTACATTTTCTGCGGCGAGTATCAGGTTCTGGACAGTGGTATTCTGAGTATCCATCTCCAGACACGCGATTTCTTTTTTCTGGTCTGTATCGACGTGATAAAGATATTCTCCATCGCCAATATACTGTGCCAGAACGCGATGGCGGAACGGCAGTGTCGCAACCACGGTCAGTTGAGGGTTTGCTGGCGGGTTATGAGATTCCTGTATCCCGTTTTCTCCGGTAGGAGTGCCAGCACCGTCGGCGCGTTCTGTTTCATCTGATTTAACAGCAGAAGCTGCGCCGGGGATAAGTGTCAGGGTTTTGCCGTCTTCGCCACCGGGTTCGCGGTTTTCACAAAATTTAGTATCAAAGACACCCTCGGGCGGAATGTCATTTTCTACCGGAAAATGTACGCGTACAGGTCTGGCAAAATCAGCTTCATCAAATCCGGCAGCATCCATAGCCAGTTCGCCACGGGAGAGGGCGAGTGACTGCTTTTTAGCTGTACACCAGAAAAAACCGGCTTTAAAGCCGAGGCGTTTCCTGGCACTTTCATTTTTAACCTTGTAATAAAATGAATATTCTTCCTGCTTAATGCTCATTGTTTTTTAACCTCAGTTAAGATTAAAATCGTGTTGCCAGTGAAAATCCTCTCCGGGTGCTCACTGGTCATGTCTCTGGTGGTGGGTCTGGTCGCTCACCTCAGCATCGTCGGGATGTAAAGCCGGGGAAGCGCCTGCATTTAATGCAGGCTTTTTTCCTTTGAGGCCTCAGACATCGCCCGCGCAAAATCACTGGCAACAGACAGGCTCTTCAATGCACCAATAACCTCCCTGGGGACGTCTTTCACTTTGAGCAACATGGCTGCTGCGGCTATAGTGGAGTCCCATGCCCCTGTTTTTTCATCTGCATATGCAGTTATCGATTTATTTATTGAATAGCCATCTTCGTTTCTGCTTAACTCGTATGAATAGCCAATAACTACCGGCATATTGTTTTGCTCGCATATCTTAAATATACGGCTGGTGAGTTCTTTTAGTTCCTGTAATACTGCTGCATCAGGCGTTGTATTTTTCATTTTTATTTCCTTTTTCAGGTTGAGTGAATCCCTGCCATTGCTGGCATAGTTTTATTGTTTCAGTAAATGATTAATTAAAGTTCATGTGCCATCTGGTCATGGCTGGCACAGCGTTTACTGCAATATTTTTGTTTTTTACGTGAAATAAGCGTTCCGTGCATATATATCAGTTCATATTCGTATGTGGTCTCTTCCGGTATTGCTTTCTGACAATATGCGCAGTTAATTAATGTCGGGTCTCCTTTCTGGGTGAGTAGAGTATAAATTTTACGAATCAAGCCCGGTTTTCTGTTTATTGCAGTCTGCTGTTTAGCCGGACTGCGCATCCAGTCGGAACGAGGTGTAATGACAGGTATCATCGTTTTATCCTCTTTGCCTGTTTATAAGCGAATTTTGTTGGTGCGGTGCCTGGTGCCTCCAGGTGACGATAACCAGTTAACCATTACCGCCGACTACTATTTCCACCCACAACATGAAGGACCGTTATGTCTTTTTAACTGTGCCGCGTGCGCTTAGCCGCATTCACCACACCACAAAATTCGCTTTAAAAAGGGCGGAAACCAGAAAGGAATGAACTGGTACCGCCAAAGACTACACACAGCAATGTCACGGGTTCCACTCGCAACCGGAAGCGCACTGTCGCAGTGGATTAAACGACAGACCTGACAAGGGAAGGTTCTGCGTAGTGCGCTTTCGTGTTGCGCCGGATGCTTTTCTGAATCCGGCTTCCTGTCTGGCTCTTACTCACAATGGTTTCTTGTTAACCAGCGTTGTGCGCCAGCTTCAGTTTTGAAAGTTTTGCTTCTGGTAAACGTCATGGCGGTAAACGTACCGTCATTATTGGGAAATACGCCATAAACCACAGATTCATTGTTGCCTAAGTCGATTGCTTTCATTTTTCCCTCATCCGCTTAACGCCCGGCGGCGGAACGTTTTATCTGCTGCGCTTGTTACTTAACAACAACTGCCGTCATGTTCGTATGCCTCAGGCTGGCTACTTAGCCCGACTCAGCAGCGGGATAACTCTTGGTATTGTCCGGCTGTTATCTGGTCTGGCGTTGTCTTGATGAATTCATTAAACACGAAATCGCTAGTGGTTGTCAACACAAAATGTGTTTTTTGGTTAAGGGAAGGCGTTCTGCTGGGCTTGAGGCAATAAAAAACCCGCCAGTGGCAGGTTTTAAACTATTCAGGTCAAGTCTTAAGTTAGTTTTCTGGTGGTTGAGTTGAGTTTTTAAGCCGATTTCTTAGGTACGTTTCAACATAGTCATCAATCTCTTTTAAACGAACCTCAAAGAGATCAATCATTCGTTGTTGCTCTGAGCTTGGTAACTGATTGAATAACTCAAGCAATTTTTTATGATGATCACTTAGCCATGCCTGCGAGGAGTCCTTTTCACCAAACAGAAGTTCGGGTGGGGAAATACCTAGTGCTTCACCAAGTACAACTGCATCATACACCCCAACATTTCTACTTCCTGCTTCATAGTTTCCTATGCGTGACTGAGTCCATCCACAAATCTCAGCCAGTTTACCTTGAGACAGGCCGAGTTTTTGTCTGCGCTCCTTGAGGCGCATTGCGATCTCATCATTAAGCCGGCTGGCGGCAATTTTTTCATTTTCTTTTCTCATGGCTCCCTTTTATCACGATGCGTGATTTACGCAAAACACAAAACAGCTTGACCGTGCAACACAAATCGTGTTTAGAATTATTGACGGAGGTTTTAAATGAACAAAATTTCAACATACAGAAAACAACTGGGGCTATCTCAACGGCAGTTTGCGACTCATTTGGGATGGATACAGAGCCGTCTGGCGAACTACGAAGCAAATTTTCGCACACCCGGACTGGAGGAGTGCCGAAAAATTGTTGCCACACTTAACCATCTGGGATCTCGCTGTGTTCTTGATGATGTTTTCCCGCCTCATGTGAACTATAGCAGAACCATATTAGCGAAGGTGAACAACCATGATCACCCCTGAAACAGCCAGTCAGGCGCTATCGTCATGGCTGGCATATCTACAGATAACCCAGGAAACAGCCACGCAGCTGATCACCCGCGCATTCCTGGAGCAGCCGGCGCGACCGGAAATAGCGGTTCACCGTATCGAGCGTGACGACGGAACGGTGGATTACGACGCATGGCGCCGTAACCGGATAAACATTTTTCAGCGCTGGCGGAAACGGGAAACGGCGGAGCACTGCGAGAAATTCTCTGCGCTGATCCCCGCTATTCTGGAGGCGATCCGCAAAAGTGCGCCGGAACTGCATAAACGAATAACGGCAGGGCAGAGCATTGAATACCTGCTTTCACAGCTTTTAAAAAAACCGCAGTGGCAAGCGCGGTACTTCTTGGCGCGCCGCTGGCGGATTTTGAGCGAAAGTGTGACGAGGCCATATATGCGTTACAGGCGTTACGTAGCGGTTATCGCCAGCAGTACCAGAGACATGACCAGTGAGTAATTTTTATATATTCGGATCGCCCTGTAAGGGCGTGGTGAGGTTTTATGCGTGATTACGGAAAGGTGAATTCATCCTTCTGGACCAGCGAAAGCATACGCTCGCTTTCCGATGATGGCCGGATGCTCTCGTTATATCTGTTAACCAGTCCCCACGCCAATATGACCGGCTGTTTCCGTCTCCCCGACGGGTACGTTTGTGAGGATTTGCAATGGGATAAAAATAGGGTATCAGAAGGGTTTGAAGAGTTATCCCGTAATGGTTTTGCCATACGGGATAAAGCTACCCGATGGGTGTTAATTCCCGGTTATCTGGAATGGAATGGTTTTGAAAACCCGAATGTAGCCATTGCGGCGTTGAAATTATTCCGTGATATACCGGATAAAATAGCCATTAAGTCACAGTTAGCTGATGGTATGAGGCAGGCTATATCAAGGTTTGAACCGGGTAAATTAAACGGTTTCGAAAGGGTTCTTGAAGGGTTTCAAACGGTCGTTGGGACTCCAGAGCCAGAGCCAGAGCCAGAGCCAGAGCCAGATCCAATCTCTCCTAGTTCATCGCCGAAAAAAAACGATGAACCAGGCGGGAGTTATCCGGCTGAGTTTGAACTGGTCTGGCAGGAATATCCGAAGCGGGCAGGTGCCAATCCGAAAAAATCTGCATTCAAAGCCTGGAATGCCCGACGACGGGAGGGCGTCCTCCCCGGCGACATGCTCGACGGTGTCCGGCGCTACGTGGCGTATCTCGGTAGTACGCACAAGGCTGGTTCTGAATTCGTGCAACAGGCAGCGACATTTTTCGGGCCGGACAGGCATTTTGAAAATCACTGGGATATTCCTGTGAGGGGAGGCAGCGGTATGCCTGGTATCCCGGTTTCGCCGCCGGATAAAACCATTCCACCGGGTTTCAGGGGGTGACAGACCATGAAAAATATCGCAGATAGCGGAATTCTGGACAGAATCAGGAAACTGGCGCCACAGTCTGCCGAACGCGCAGCACCGTTCCGGACGCCGGAGGAGTGGCGGGAATGGCAACTCGCCGAAGGGCGCAGGAGTTGCGAAGAAATTGATCGTCAGAATCGTCAGGCGAGGGCAGAAAAAATCTTCGGTCGGGCCGGGATTCAACGGCTGCATCGCGGATGCTCGTTTGCAAATTACCGGATACAGAACGACGGCCAGCGCCATGCACTCAGTCAGGCTAAATCCATTGCTGGTGAACTGGATACTGGCTGCACGAACTTCGTGTTCAGCGGGAATCCCGGTACCGGAAAAAATCATCTGGCCGCTGCCATTGGCAATCGTCTGATGAATGCCGGACGTAGTGTGATTGTTATCACCGTCGCCGATGTGATGAGTGCGCTTCATGCCAGCTACGATGACGGGAAATCTGGCGAGAAATTTCTGCGTGAATTGTGCGGGGTTGATCTGCTCATCCTCGATGAGGTTGGCGTGCAACGTGAGACCAGGAACGAACAGGTAACGCTGAATCAAATTATCGATCGCCGGACGGCATCCCTGCGCAGCGTCGGAATGCTGACAAATCTTAACCACGAGGCGCTGACGAATCTGGCAGGCCAGCGGGTTATGGACAGAATGACCATGAATGGTGGGCGGTGGGTGAATTTTGACTGGGGGAGCTGGCGCCCGAACGTCAGCTATCTCAGGACGGTGAAATAA